TATCTTGTTCCTAAGTGACAAGACGAGGCAGAGTCCTGCCCGACAATTGCATACGAATTGCATACGCTGGTGTAGTGATCATTAATCGGTTTTTCAACATTCTCAGCAACGCATTAGACAACGCATTAGAGCCGGACGTAATCCATACCTCATCATGCCACCTTCGAAAAAGATTTGTACGAGTCTTATCCTCTAAAGAGTCTAGTACCTATACGGTCTGACGAGATACGTTACCGCGTCTCTGCAATATTACATGCCGTTGCTATCCGGCTTTCCGCAGCATTTCTGCGTAGCAAAGATCTACTCGTTTTCTCTCTTTCCCACAAGAGATAAATACCACGAGTACCGAGTATTATATTTTTGTAATATTATATTACTGAGGAACCACTACGGGTTTCTCTGTCAGGTCAATTAGGGTAGCAGCTCTCTAAACTCTGCATTTCTTGACCACCCCTGGTTTCTTCTTACATTGCAATCCAAACCACATTTCCTTCCATTGTCAAAATTCCAGCTGCTCCAATTGATGTAACAACATTCGTAAAAGCATCAGTACCATTTGCTGTAACAAAGAAGGAATACGATAAAGTTATAAATTGGTTATTCAAAACTAAATTCGTTTCTGCTTGTGGTGTCCATGTTGCAAGGATTGCTGTTCCATTCTTCTTGAGTTGTGCTTCAAATTGAAACAATTCCCCTCCAGCATGAGCATCTTTACCTGTTATATTAACAAGCACTAAATAATTGCCCACAGGGGGAACAAAAGACCCCGCTGTATTCACAACGTTGAGTCCATTTGCACTAACTGTCGCCACTAACAAATTGGTTGGTGTATTCGTTGTCAACGCTTCATCACCATTACTCAAAAACATACTTGCTGAGTTATTTGCTGGCGCAGTTGTCAATGATTCAAGAATAGGAATATAAACATGACAGCGATACGAAACATGAAGTTCCCCAACAACGGCTGAATTGCTGGCAAGACCTTGGGTGGAAACATACAAATTCCCAACATCATAAGTCTTAATATCGCTGCTACCTGGTAAACCAGCCGGACGGATGTAAAAACCATCATTCATCCTTCGTAACATAGCAGCTGGAATGTCCAATTTCATATTTTCACATGGCATTCCATCAACATGAGGATCAGTATCCTCAACTTGTTGCTTCGATGCAGGTGGGGGATCAGACGCATCGGCATCAAAAGAGAGCATAACTTTTCCCGTCGTTCCATTAGTTGCAAACTCAGAAACCTCTCTTTTGTAATAAAATCGAATATAATCAAATTTGTACTTTTCAAAATTATTTTTGACCACCCCTGATCCCCAAGGGAAAGTTCCACTCTGGCCAATATTAACAGGATAAGCAGTTGTTCCAAAATTTGCTGCCGTTGCTGCCCCTGTTACTTCACCAATATACTCATCTTCCTCAATAATCATTGATTGACGATTGGTGGTTCGATTCTTTGAAACTCCTTTTGCCGTTATCATGGTATTCTGACGACGGAGGAATGTATTATTCAAAGAATTTGGCATAGGTCCAATAAACCCAGCCCTTCCGACATTGCGATTATTATGTTTACCACCGCGATTTCGGGCCCGCTTTCCTTTCTTCGGTGCGGTTTGAACTATAATTCGAGTAGCTTGAGGTTTTCCTCCCTTCTTACCGCCTCGTTTCCTACGGTTAGAATTCTTCTTGGATGGTGCATTACCACTCATTCTTTTATCAGGCTCTTTGAATCTTTCTAACGCTTCCTGACAAGTTGCACAAGGCTTATGCCACGGCTTCCATGGCTCCTTACACGTGCATGTAAACAAGTGTTGCCCATAACATTCCATAAAGAACTGATCAATATCAGGTTCCAATGATTGTTGGTATAAAATTTCATCTCCAAGAAAAAGCTTAGCTAAACGTTCATCACTCAAGATTCCACACTTTGCTTGAATCCAGTCCGAGTCCTGATTACAGACCTCATCAAAATTCTCAATTAACCATGCAATAAATTCTCTACAAAATTTCCTAAATTGTGTATCTGACCATCCTACCGAAAGTAGGGCAGCAGCACGCAATAATGTAAATGCAGGTGACTGTTTCTTAGTTTCAGCAAAAAGCAAACTAGTCATGAGTTTTGATCTATCATAAACTGGAATGGCTTGACCTAAATAAAATATAGTCTTTGCCGAGAGGAAGTCTAAATCCTTCGCACTCCTCGGCTCCAAGTCATCTGTTGTGGTTGTTACACCAATTTTGTTCCACGTTGCAATTACTGTACGCGCATTAAAAAATTCATGCGCCCAGTCGCTAACGGTCCAAGTGTTATCATCTCCAACCAACACTTTTGCAGTGTTTAATTCAAATTCCAACTGGCTGGGATTTTCCCCACAATTCATAATCCAAGCATACGCTAAGAGTGTATAAAGAATCAAGGTGTTATCATTAATTGTATTAACTGATCCTGATGGATTGCCTCCTAATTTCAAGACAATTACTCCTTCAGGAGTGATCACCAACGAATTTACCAAATTTCGGTAATAGTTCTTAATTCGTTTTAAATTTTCTGGTGTTCTATCTTCTTCCCGTAGCATTTCCCAACGCAATTTTGCGCATCCCCACATCATATATGATCGCAGGGAGGAGTCATATTCAGACTCATCTAATGCATATCCTTTACGGAACATATTCAGTTTTCGATATAGTCGGTCCCAATTTCCTTTTAAGGGACTCATACCAACACCTGATGAACTTTGCAGATGTGAAGCATTCATTTTCTCATTCATATCCGCAAACAATCGATTTCCATGAACTGTACCATCGACTGCGCCTGCTGTAAAAGTACGAATCTTATTCATTTTCGTCTTCTCTTCAGGTCTTATTTCTTCCTTTAAAGAGTTTGTGAACATAAAGGTATAATGTTCATCTAACAGATTTTCCCAATCGGTTTCTAACCATTGAACTATTTCGGGACAGCCTTCAAACAAATCTTTCTTCTTTGCAAAGAAAGCATTGAAGGGATAACCAGAGGATGTATCTTTATCCAACTCTGGAATTACTTCTTGTACTGTTCTAACTCTAGCACCACCCATATAAGGCCCAAAATGTTGAGCCGTCCACTCCCAAGCCATATTCATAGCTTTAACTTGTTCTTCACTCATAGGGAGGACATCTTTAGCATATTTACTCAAAGATTTATATGCAGCTTCCTGGTTCGGTGTAGGAAGTCCCCAATCGGGGCTCATTTCTATCATGTTCTCATCCATAAAAGATTTAACATAAATATCAGAGCTCCTTTTATTTTTATACCGCGGGAAACGGTTAACTTGACCAACAACGGGAAAATACGTCTCCGGTAGCCACTTCAAATGCTCTTCCGACAAATACGCTTCTTCTCTAAAAAGAGGCGCCCCATCCTTCTCCTTAAATTGAGAAGGATACCGTTCAAAGAACGGCCTCTCAATTAATTCTTGGGGGAGAGGGGGCGAGACCGAAAAGTCAGTCCGTCGTGTACAACGGATCCGGCTTCCAATTTACATTGATCAATCCAGTCTTGCGTTATCGGGTCAAATCGGCCAAATGATAAACCATTTTTCTTGCCATTGCCGTGGGTCCAAAAGCCCACTATTTTTCCATCAGCATTCAGGGCAGGAGCAGAACAATCTCCAAATCGTGTTTCAGCACTGCACCATCCTAAAGGACTTGCAAATCCAGAAACACAATCAGGTGTCGTTCCTTCACCTCCTCCAAAACCAAAAACATTAATGACAGAAGCAACCTCTAAGATTTTCAAGTCACTATTCTTAAAGGGGGACGGAATTCCTTCCACCAAAAACCATCCAATCTCATCTGAAATTGGGGTAAAGTCTTCTAATTTTAACTTAAGACTATTGATGTGATTCCGCGCATGGTAATCACCAACCAAACTTTCATTAATGGCGTGATTAACTACAAACATGCGTTTCCCAACTAGCGTACCAGTACAACGATAATGATCTTGATCATCATAAATCTTATAAATTCCTGTCGCTTTTTGGTTGGGATTCCAACTCTGTTTTCTTGCTCTCAACATTTCTGCTTCAAGTGCTTCTCTTGCATCGAGAATAAAAGCATCAAATCGATCTTTCTTAACACGAAATGTGCGCTTTTTAGATTCATAAATCTTCCTTTTAATAGCAGCATCATCTCGAACACTAGGCATTTTAACAGATTGCTTCTGCGCAATTAGCAATTCCTGCTTTAATCGCGCGACAGTTTCTTCAGCAAACTTCTTGCCGCGTAAATACGCTTCCTCTTTCTCTTTCAGAGTTAATTTGGCAATAGCTTCTTTCTTTTGTTCAGGAGTCATATCTTGTGGCTTCACATTATAACCCTTAAACTGATAATAACTATCATCATAATACGGATCTTCAAATTCATGTTCATATTCATCATCATGATCTTCATCTGATCCCCCAATATATACTAAATAGGGGTCATAGGCATCCGTTTCTTGTTCAGCACCACCAGAGGGTCGCTCATAGTGTTTTCCACCTTTAGCAACTCTTGTACCTCTAGCTCGTCCTTGCTTGGACTTTCCTTTACGGTGCTGAGGTGTGGCTTCATATTCTTCATCATCATCTTTTCTCATAGCATATCTAAATGCTAAACCAGCTGCTACACCAGCGATAATGTGTTTATTATCATAAAGAAACTCACCACACTTCTTCAACGTTGGACTACACTTTTCCCAAATGCCATCCCACGTTGGACCAGATTCCCAGAAATTATTCCACCATTCCTCTGATTTCTCATCATAAGGAGGGATTTCTGATTCTCTTTTTTCAAAATGAGCCTTCATATCAGCATCATTTTGTTTAGCTTCTCCAGCTTTACCACAAACATCATCCTTCCGGGTATAAAATATATTCCAAAATTTTGTGGTATCAAAGAGACCCTCTGGTTTTAAAATTTCATCATCGTCAGATTCTACTGTTGCTTTATGCGTTCTACAACACATGCAATTTTCAATCAATTTACGACATAAACGACAATGTGAAACCTCGAGAGGTACTTTCTTTCCCTTCTCGGCTTTCTTTTGAGCGGCTACAAACTTAACTCGCTTGGTATAATCAAATCCAATATTATTTCCTCTTGGACGTTTCTCACCACTAGCTCGTAGCCCCTCAGTTGTCCGATCAACATCTTCTTCGACTTGCTCCAACATTTCATTAAGTTTTCGAGTTGCTTGTGCATTTTTACCACAAGTATCATCATCCAATGAGTGCAAACACCCTAATGGACAATAACTTTCCTCTGAAGAACCACTACTATCTGTTGTTTTCGGATTAAGATTCTCATCTATCAAAACCGAAGAATCCGGGTCACATACACAATATTTACGATGACATGTCTTACAAATTTCTTCTTCTGGACACTCACAAGGGTTAACTTTACAGTACTTACACCCTTTAAATTTATCATGTAGTTTTTCAAGATCATCTTGCAAATCTGCTAAATCAGCACTAGCAAGATGCTCATCGAATTCACGATTGGTTTGAGGTAAATCATCAAAAGTGACTTCACCTTTCCACCATCTATGAATCCAATCACAGAACCAAGTTAAATAAGGAATTTGTCTTAGCATGTCTAAAATTGGTTTAATTAAATTAACTATCTTCTTAGCACCCATAAAAGGTGCTAAACCAAACATGCACAAAGATAGGAGGCCTGTCAAAAACATTCCGGCTCTATTCCCATCTTGTCTTGCACCCTGGGGATATAAATCCCTCTTTGATCCAAACAGCTTCGGAAGAAATTTTAATGCAACCGGCACCAAAATTGAGGCCACACCAAAAGCGTAGCCCATGGTCTGCCAATGCACTAGTTTCTTCTTCAACCAAGGTATCAAGCTATTGATTACATATGACCAATAACAGGCTAACAAAAACAATCCAACTGCAACAACCTTCAACCAATACAATAAATCTGCATAGGCGATTGCTACAATCATATCTGATTCTGGAGATGCACGCACTTGTCCAAAGAACAAAAAGATTAAACACAAGAAAAAACGAAAGAAACTAACTTGTGTATCAAGGCCATGTGGCCATACTTCTTCAAATTCTTTGTCATCATCTTTATGATCAACTGACCATGAATGCCAATCAAATGGCTCATGGTCATGCGCTGCATGCGTGCCCCGACCTGGTCGCTGGACACGACTTTTGCGTTCGCCGACCTGGTCGCGCGACACGACTTTCCCCTCCCCAGCCTGGCCGCAGGAGGCAATTTGAGGATAACCCCCCTCAAGGGATGGGGACCATTGTCCCCATGGTAAACACAAC